TTCTATGGTTCGCATACGCGCGACAAAACGTCGACCTACTGGTTTACTAGTAGGATTTTAATTTGGTGATGGAAATGACGACTCTATATACAATATAGGTGGCCCTACATAAAAGTATAAAGAGAAATCATCTCCTGCAGCAACATACTCATCAACTGATTGATGCCATCCATTATCAGCACCACGATAAAACAAATATGTAGTCTTCGCACTAACATCATGTATATTAGCTTGCGCTCCTGATGTTCTATCTTGTAATCTACACATCTGAAATCGCTTATTACAGCTATACGGTATAGCTATCTCTGCCACCGGATTCTGTGATGTTATAGTACTAACAGCACCATTCATACATGTAGGCATAGTAGTGAGCATTCTATGAGCATTAGTATTATTATTTGTGTTACGCAAAGTAGTAGAAGTTGCTATTTCATAAGTTGACGCACTGACATCAGATTCTCGCACAACAATCATCTTCGTATTGTTCACAACTACATTCGCCGTAGAATCCGTTGTTTGATATACCTGATCACCATGCACTATTTTCCACCTAATCGAGCCTCTCCAACCAACATACGCCCATGACACATAATTTAACAATGTAGTGTTACAAAATGTATAGGGAATAGCACCAGCTCTCGAATTGATAGCACCTAAGACATTCCCTCGATTAAAAGGGAACATACTAGATCTGACTCTCATGACAAAATATCCAATATTGCTAGGTATTGGACCCCAACTAGTATGAAAACTATATCGCTTAATTAAGTTTCGGAAACTTTTAATCGATTCTCCTGTATAAATTAGAGGATATAGTTCATGTTTATCAGGTATGTCTATCATGCGCGTGCAATCACTGGTAAAAGGCAACACTGCATCAACATCAGGCTCATCCATAGATTGTGGCTGCAACACTAAAGTTTTAAGTGTAGTATCAACGGGATCATACACTGAAAAATCATCGCCACCTGCTATAGATACAATAACTTGGATAGATGCTCCTGCGTCCGCTGGTTGACTAAGCTCACTTACAACATAAACAGATATTATACCATTCCCTTGAGAAGTTGATGCTACTAATGTTGACCCCGTACTATACAAATCTGAAGTCGGCGCATTGACAGAGAAAGAGCGCAATAGCGGTCGAGTTGAGCACACAGGTATTTCAACACAAACATCCTTCGTCTCACTTATGTCAACAATATGTGTATAATTAACGTTATATTCTTGAGAAGTAGATCCAATACTAACAGGATCATATACAATTCTCATGCGCCCTTTATGAAATGCTGAACACACGATCTGAAATCGAAACTTTAAAGTCCCAGACCAATACTTAAATGGCAAAGATGCAAATGCCGTACTCGACAAATATTTTGCAGTTGACAACTGTCTATACAAACATGGATCAACCCTAATTTGAGCTAAACACGACTCAGGCAATTGAGCTGGACTCCAAGGAAAGGTGAATATAAAACTTTCATGAGCGACTATATGGCTAATTGCCATCTCATCAACATCACTTAGTCCAACTACCCGCGGATCAATAGTCACCGCATTCTTCGAATCTAAAGCTAAAATTGTACAATTTTCGCCCACATCCGTATTAGCCATATTGCCTAAGTACTCTGGCTTATGTCTCGACGCCGGTACGCATGTCGTTAAAGGCCGAGAGTAGCCAAATACCTTAGCGACTGCAGCTACAGTATCGGCTATCATACCCGCGGCTGTAGCATATGGCTTCAATACGGGAACCTTGCCAACGGCATAAGCGACTTTAGCAATCGCACTAGCTGGAGCTGATATTTTACCAGTCGCGACATCACTTTCATCTTGCGCCTGAGGAACCAAACCAGCTGGCTCAGCGGTCGTGGGGATAGACATCTGCACATCTATCATATGCGCAAATGCACATATGGTTATACTATCTGTCCCATTATTGGCATGCTGCAGAGACACTAGGTTATCTATAAATATTCTTCCTCCATTCTGCGTCCATGAACTATTAGGAATACTAAAGTTATTCGTGAAAGAGAAAAATGGCAATACCATTGTTCCACCTTGATTAGTGGACGGATCTAAGAATATATGAGGTCTTTGGGTGCACAAAGTACACTCATCAACCGTCCTACCTACAGTCTTTTCCATCTCATCCCAGAATTCCATCGGTAAGTATGATACAAGAAATCTGCCATAATAAAATGGATTACCATTCAATACAAACTTCACTACTAACTTTCCTCGAATTAAATTATAATTACTGATCCTGTTAATTACTCTTACATTAGAGAAGAACAATGACCATGGATCAAAATTATTAAAATATCCGGTATTTACAGAAATCGTACCACTAAATATCTTCACTGGCCGGCTCAAGAAATCACCTAATGAGTCAGCTGGACTATCCTGGGTAGTGAATGTTGTGTCATGCTCAGATTTCACATCATACACTATTTGTGATACACTGTCTTTAAAGGTAACAACCTGGGAACTATTTCCTGTGGTCGTACCAATCGCAAGGCCCAGCTTATCTTCCAGCGCTTGCTTTTGAAATTTGATGGGAGGGTTGGCATCCCTCTCATCATGCGTCATCGTAACGTCGATGTTGGTACTTTCCTCGATTACTTGATTATTCATTTTCGATTCTGACGCTTTTGTACCAGCACAAAAAATAAATGGCGCCCCTTCCATTGAGGCGACAATATCGGACGTAGTGCAATTGTCCGATTTACTTATGTATCTCTCCTTATAATCCTCCATCATGTCCCTATATGTCGGAAAGGCGTTGTCATTGAATCTTGGACAATAGTGCGCCATCTTAAACATCCTCACTATCTCAGCGAATTGTTCTCTTCGCTGATTATAAATATCTTCCCCAATACGGAAATATTCATTGAGGGCGTTTTCAATAGCAGCAGCACTTATTGCCAAAGGTTCGACAGAACTACCTTTTCTTTTCATATAATTATGTAGACTTTTACATATCGAAGACTCCTCTATCGGCGATAAATAATTCCTAAGCTCTTCGTTCCATACAAATCCACGCTTAAGATAAGAAACATCTTTCCGAGTTACAAACTCCGTTAAAGCTGATTTCTTATCAGCAGAGGTATATTCGATACCTACCTCCGCTAAAATATGAGCGTGAACCTGTTGATTCCACCAATCACATCCCTCAGCGACGGTACCTACATTATCATCACCCATAAAATTACATTTTATGAACTCATCAAATGGATACGCATCATCACATGATTTCGCGAAAGTATATCTAAACAAAAGTGAGTTAGCTATATTGCTCATCATAACAGTGATAAACACTCCTGACGGCATGGAAGATAAAAATTGAATATACATTCCATCCCATTCATATCTAGGGTATATTAACTCCGTCATGATTGCTTGAACAACTAATAATTCATCATATGAATATCCACAATGTTTACACATGTTCAATATGACTCGCGAAGCTGCATCCAACAACGTAGGTGCCATGGTCTTATCCCAATGTTTATAATCACCACAAAAGAATCTATTCTCACATCCTTTCTGAAAAAAGGAATTATAAAGACGAGTCCAATCAGTTGAGTAATTATCAACGCCAACACAGCACTCAAAATGGTCCCAATGCAATTGCATTACACGATTGAGACCACTGAGCGCCATCTTACACACAATCAAAAAATCGATAGGACAACCAGCGAATAATCTAACGGTCTCCTTCTCAAATTTTGTT